ACCACAGATATTCGGCGCACGCATTACGAATACTCTGCAAGGCATCACGCATAGTAAAGTTGACACGGCGACCGGCTTTGGCGTGCAGCTTGACGGCCAAACAGATGGATCGTCTGCTGGCCTTGGCCTTTTGTTTTCGTCTGGCGGCGGCGGCTACAATAAATATTGGGGTACTCGTTTCGAGGCTTCGGCTGTCGATACGTTTGTTTCGTTCAATGCTGGCTCCGCCGACAACTATGTCGAGGGTTCTTTTGGTGGCGCTGCACCCGCCAAAATCATTGACGCAGGGGTTCGGAACTCATGGTCAGGCGCTGACGGGTCTGGCGGCCTGATCGACAACGCGGCATCGGCTGTTAATTTTGCGTCTGGCGTTAAAATTGGAGGCAACGAAACCTTACAATCATACGACCAAGGTACCTTCACGCCGACTATCTTTGGCGGATCGACAGCCGGAACGGCGACTTACGCCTATCAGGTGGGTGAGTATACGCGGATCGGAAACAGAGTGTATTTCAGCACTGCGATCAGCTATTCGGGCCACACCGGCACAGGTTCTTTGAATGTCGGCGGCCTTCCGATTGCGGCGAGAACAAGAACCAACATGGTCTGGAACCAGACGGTCAACATACAGAACATAGCTTTCACCGGCCCTGTTTTGATAGGCACGGTTTCGTCCGCAGCCACATCCGTTCAATGCAGCCAGATAGCCACTGCCGGGACAACCACTGCCGTACCTATAGCTGCGTCAGGGTTTGTTTCTGTGACTGGGGTTTACGAAGTCTAGCTGCGATAACCAAGATTGCCAGACTGCATCAAATGATGTAGTCTGGCCGACAACCGTACTGATGCGGCACATCAGGTGACTTGAAAAGGGTCAACACACATGGACGATAACGTCCCCATTGAAGCGGAAGTACCCGCGCCGGAACTGGAACCTACGGCGGCTCCAGAAACCGTAGAAACCGAAACGCCGGAAACGCCTGCCGAGCAGGATGCGTCTAAAACCTTCACACAAGAAGAACTTGACGCGATTGTCGGTAAGCGACTTGCGAGAGAACAGCGCAAGTGGGAACGAGAGCAAGCCCAACGGGCTGCGGAACAGGAAGCTAGACGGACGACCACGTCGCCCAACGACCTTTCTCCCGAACAGTTCGATAGCTATGAGGATTACGCCGAGGTTCTGGCCGAACGCAAAGCCGAGCAGCTACTCGCACAACGGGACGCGCAGCGCGAAACGCAGGCTCTGCAAGAGCAGTATTTCGACCGTGAAGAGACGGCACGGGACAAGTATGATGACTTCGATCAAGTCGCGTACAACCCGAACCTTCCCGTCACCGAATATATGGCTCAAAGCATACAGGCTTCAGATGTTGGCCCCGACCTTCTTTATTGGCTCGGCTCCAACCCTAAAGAAGCTGACCGTATCGCCCGCTTGAACCCGATCCTGCAAGCCAAGGAAATCGGTAAGATTGAGGCATCACTGTCCTCTAATCCTCCGGTCCGCAAAACATCGACCGCCCCGGCGCCGATTGCACCTGTCACACCCCGCGCCTCTGGCGCACCCGTGTACGACACCACCGACCCTCGGTCTACCAAGGCCATGACAACGTCGGAATGGATCGAAGCGGAACGGCTACGGCAGATCAAGCGGTACGAGGCACAAAGAAACCGCTAATTTGGGAACATATCAATGGCTAACTCAATTCTTACTATTGACATGATTACGCGGAAGGCTCTCGAAATTCTTGAGAACAACCTCGTACTCACGCGCAACGTTAACCGCCAGTACGACGACAGCTTTGCCGTCGAAGGCGCCAAGATCGGCTCCACCCTGCGCATCCGTCTGCCTGACCGCGCACTCGTCACCGACGGTGCTGCCCTTCAGGTTCAGGATGACAACGAGCAGTTCACCACTCTCACCGTCGCCAACCAGAAGCACATCGGCGTGAACTTCACCACTGCCGAAATGACCATGCAGTTGGACGACTTCGCAGAGCGCGTACTCAAGCCTCGTATCTCGCAGCTTGCTGCCAGCATCGACGCTGACGTAGCCAACGCGTTCCGCACCATCGGCAACTCGGTCGGCACCCCCGGCACCACGCCGGGCACTTCGGCTGTCCTGTTGGCTGCCCAGCAGAAGCTGAACGAAAACGCCGCTGTGATGTCGCCGCGCTACGCAACCGTTAACCCGGCTGCCAACGCTGGTCTGGTCGAAGGTCTGAAAGGCTTGTTCAACCCGACCGACACCATCAGCAAGCAGTTCAAGAACGGCATGATGGGCACGGGCGTACTCGGCTTCGACGAGATCAACATGTCGCAGTCGATCAAGCAGTTCACCTGCGGTTCGCGTACGGCTACCGGCGGTTCGACCTCGGCTGCTGTCACCACCGAAGGTGCTACCACCATCGCTATCACTGGTGCTGGCGCTAACGCCACCATCAACGCTGGCGACGTGTTCACCGTTGCTGACTGCTTTGCTGTCAACCCGCAGACCCGCGAAAGCACTGGTTCGCTGTTCCAGTTCGTCGCGCTTGCCAGCGTCACGCTGAACGGCTCCGGCGCAGGCAACGTCACGGTTGCTCCGATCTACTCGGCCGACCACGCTCTTGCTACCGTCAACGCTCTGCCTGCTACCAGCAAGGCTGTCGTGTTCGTCGGCGCTGCCAGCACGCAGTACGCCCAGAACCTCGTCTACCACAAGGACGCAATCACCTTTGCCACCGCCGACCTGCTTATGCCGCAGGGCGTCGACATGGCTTCGCGTGCAGTCCACAACGGTATCTCGCTCCGCGTTGTCCGTCAGTACGACATCAACAACGACCGTATGCCCTGCCGTATTGACGTTCTGTATGGCTACAGCACGATCCGTCCGCAGATGGCTGTCCGGATGTGGGGCTAACCTGATAACGGCCCTCGGTTTGCCGAGGGCCTTAATTTTGAAAGGAATTAATTATGGCACTTCCTAATGGCGGCGGCGGCTATCAGATTGGCGATGGCAATCTTGACGAGCCTCTTATCGACGCAATCCCTGCTCCGGTTTCGATCACGGCTACGGCCACTCTGACCCCGGCGCAGGTTCTCAACGGCCTGATCCTCGCCAACAGCGGCGTGACCGCCCAGCAGACCTACACTCTGCCGACGGTAACTGATCTGGAAGCTGTGTTGACCAACTCGGACAAGAACGGCACCTCGTTCAGCTTCCGCGTCGTCAACCTCGGCACCTCGTCGGGCACGGCAGTCATCGCAGCCGGCACCGGCTGGACTGTCAGCGGTTCGCTCACCATGACGATCCCCGTCACGACCGGCGCGCAATTGGTTGCACGCAAGTCGGCTGCGGGCGCATGGACGCTCTACCGCGTAGCGTAATAAATCTGCGCCCGGCTTCGGTCGGGCGCAGCCTTACAGGGGTATATCATGGCTGTAATCTATATGGTCCACCCGCGTCATGGCGCGAAGGTAGCTATCTCGGAAGAGGAAGCGGCTGCCGACGAAATGTACGGGTGGGAACGAATGGAAGACCCGCTTGTTTCGGCTGAAAAACCGGCTCCGCGCCGCCGCCGCACTCAAGCAGATCAGGAAGACTGATAAATGACTACGGCCGGCGACATCATAAACGGTTCACTGCGTCTCTTGGGGATGTTGGCGGAAGGCGAAGTGCCTTCGGCCGAGACGTCGCAAGACGCTCTCAACGCCATGAACCAGATGATCGAAAGCTGGAACACCGAGCGGCTGTCGGTCTTCTCGACGCAGGATCAGGTGTTCACTTGGCCGGCCGGTCAGTTGTCGCGCACGCTTGGCCCTACCGGCGACTTCGCTGGTCTGCGCCCCGTGCTGCTGGACGACAGCACCTATTTCCGCGACCCCGGCACGGGCGTCAGCTACGGCATCAAATTTATTAACCAGCAGCAGTATAACGGCATCGCGGTCAAGACCGTGACGTCGACATACCCGCAGGTTATCTTCGTCAACAACACCTTTCCCGACGTCGAGATGTATGTCTACCCGCGGCCGACGCGCGATCTGGAGTGGCATTTCATTTCCGTCGAAGAGTTGACGCGCCCCGCGACGTTGGCGACCGACCTCACCTTTCCGCCCGGCTATCTGCGTGCGTTCCGCTACAATCTGGCCTGCGAGATGGCACCGGAGTTTGGCGTCGAGCCGTCCGCGCAGGTGCGCCGCATAGCCATGTCGGCCAAGCGCAACATCAAGCGCATTAACAACCCCGACGACATCATGTCCATGCCGTACAGCATTGTCGGTCGTCGGCAACGTTTCAATATCTATACTTCTAATTATTGATCGTATTTACTATGCTTTCCGGGTATAAAACCTTTAGTACCTTTGACAGCCCGCAAAAGCCCTTTGGCTTTGTATGCGTCAATAGCGTGCTTGATGTTTTCACGGTGTGTAAGCAGCTCAAAATTATCCAGCCGGTTATCAGCGCGGTCCAAATTTTTATGGTTAATCTCCATACCTTCAGGAATAGGGCCGTTAAACGCTTCCCACATCGCTCGGTGAACAGAGACTTTGGCGTACTTTCCCTCCTTACACGGGCTGAAGCGGACATAGTGGTCCCGCGCCACATGAGTTTTGACAGGGCGCGCGCCGCTATCACCCGCCCACGTTTTACCGTGTTTGATGTTAAAAGCCGTCGTAATGCTTGTGCCAAGAAAAGCAGCCACATCAGCCAACGCAGCGCCAGTTTGAAACATAGCTTTAGCTTCATCGACTTGCGCCGCGGTAAACAGTTTTCCCCTCGCCACGCGTCGGACACGCGCAAGATTGCTGATTTCGTAAAGGCCCTCATAGCCGCGGACTGGTTTCCAAATCTCCATACCGTAAACATTAAACCCGTATACGTTGGAGGTCAACAGTGAAAACTCCGATCCTAGGGTCGGCGTATGTCGCTCGAAGCGTCAACGCCGCAGACAACCAGATGATAAATCTGTTCCCGGAAGTTGTGCCGGAAGGCGGCAAAGAGCCTGCCTTCCTTCAGCGCGCGCCGGGGCTTACCCGTCTGGCCACTGTCGGCATCGGCCCGATCCGCGGTATGTGGCAGTTCGGCAACTACGGCTACGTCGTGTCCGGCCCAACACTGTTCCAGATCGACAGCAACTGGAACGCGACAGCCAAGGGCACCGTGGCTGGCACCGGCCCGGTCAGCATGGCCGACAACGGCACGCAGCTATTCGTCGCCGTCAACCCGCAGGGCTACATCTACAACGCCAGCACGGACGTGTTCCAGCAGATCACCGACCCTGACTTCCCCGGCGCGGTGACGGTAGGCTACATCGACGGCTACTTCGTGTTCAACGAGCCGAACAGCCAGAAAATCTGGGTGACGTCGCTGCTGGACGGCACGCAGGTCGACCCGCTGGAATTTACCAGCGCGGAAGGCAACCCCGACAACGTCGTGGCGATCTTTGTCGATCACCGTGAAGTGTGGGTGTACGGCACCAACTCAACCGAAGTCTGGTACAACGCCGGCCTGATCGACTTCCCGCTGGCGCGTATCCAAGGCGCGTTTAACGAACTCGGCTGCGCAGCCCCTTACTCCATCGCCAAGATGGACAACCAAATTTACTGGCTCGGCAAGGACGCACGCGGTCAGGGTATGGTCTTCCGGGCGTCTGGTTATATGGGTCAGCGCATCTCGACACACGCGATTGAATGGCAGATGCAGGAATATCCTGATCTGTCGGACGCCGTCGGCTACACCTACCAGCAGGACGGCCACAGCTTCTACGTGCTGAACTTCCCGACCGCCAACACGACATGGGTGTTCGACGTGGCGACCGGCGCGTGGCACGAACGGGCGTCGTTCGCCAACGGTCAGTTCAACCGCCATCGCGGCAACAGCCAGATGTTCTTCAACGCGACGACTGTCATCGGTGACTTCCAGAACGGCAAAATCTACGCCTTTGACCTTAACACCTACTCCGACGACGGTGAGCCGCAGAAGTGGCTGCGGTCGTGGCGTGCGCTGCCGACCGGCGCTAACAACCTAGCGCGTACCGTCCAGCACTCGATGCAGCTAGACTGCGAGACAGGCGTGGGTCTCAACACTGGACAGGGCAGCGACCCGCAGGTCATGCTGCGCTGGTCGGATGACGGCGGCCACACATGGTCGAACGAGCATTGGAAGTCGATGGGCCAGATCGGTCGCACGGCCACGCGTACTATCTGGCGTCGCCTTGGCGCGACGATGAAAATACGTGACCGCGTCTACGAGGTGTCCGGCACTGACCCGGTGCGCATCTACATCATGGGCGCTGAACTGATCCTTAGCGGGACGCGGGCCTGATGTCGGCGATCACCAATCCGACTAACCTTACGCCGCCCCGCGTCGATCTGCTCGACCCGCGGACCGGCGCGATCAGCCGTGAATGGTATCGCTTCTTTCTGTCGCTGCTGACGGCGACACAGACCAACCAAGCCGAGACGGAGTTGGCCCCCAGCACAGAGACGCTGATAGCATCCTATGACGCCATGCTGGCCAATCTGGCGCAGTCCAGCGACAGCGCCATCCCGTCAGTGACAGCCGACGATCTGGCGGCCGTGCAGACGCAGTTGCAGGCGCTGGCGCTCTCTCCGCCGCCTAAAGAGTATCGGGTGCCGCGCTACGGTTCGTTTTACGACACGACAACGCAGACGGCAGCCGCTGCCAATACCGCATACGCGATCACGTTTAACACGACCGATTTATCCTATGGCGTCACCCGTGGCAGCCCGACATCTCGCATCTATGTTGACCGACCGAACGTATACAACATGCAGTTTTCGGCGCAGCTTGATAAGACGTCTGGTGGTGCCGCGCTGGTCTGGATTTGGCTGCGTAAAAACGGCGTTGATGTGCCTGACAGCGCGGGGCAAATCCGCATACAAGGAAACGACGCTGAACTTGTGTCGGCGTGGAACTATCTCATACAGCTTAACGCAGGCGACTATATCGAACTGATGTGGGAAGTTGCTGACACTTCCGTACAGATATTGTACGATCCGGCGACAGCCGTGCATCCCGCTGTACCGTCGGTGATCTTGACGGTGAGCGATAACATCAGCGCAATGGAGGTTTAAATGGCCGTAAATGTCAACAACATCATTCCGGCGAAGACCGCCGAGAACAGCCAGACCACGCAGTACATCTCGGCTGGCGTCCAGACGATTATCGACAAGTTTACCGCGACCAATTACAGCGTGTCGGCGGCGACGATCAGCGTCAACCTCGTCACGGCTGCGGGCAGCGCGGGCAACGACAACCTGATCGTGAAGACGAAAACGCTCCAGCCGTCGGAGACGTACACCTTCCCCGAACTGGTCGGCCACGTCCTACCGAACAATGGCTTCATCTCGACTATCGCTGGCACGGCGTCGGCCATCAACATCCGCGCATCGGGCCGACTGGTTAGCTGATGCTGGAGCGCTCCTTCGACGTTGAGCGCATCAACGCGGTGGTGAACCACCCCGAAGTGCGCCCTTTTATCGGTAACGGCGTCGACGGAGATATAGACGCTAGCGTGTTAGTGGACGCGCATGAAAACTGGTTTCTAATGGGTGAGCATGGCGGATTTCTTCTAGGGTGGTCCGCCCCCGGCGCACGCGAAGTTCACACTTTCATTCTGCCGGAAGGCAGAGGCAAATGGGCTAACGACGCCCGCACGGCCATGATTGATTACGCGCGCGCTCACGGCGCTGAAATGCTGTGGACTAAGATTGCGCCGGATAGTAAACATGTGGTGAGGTACGCCCGTCAGGGGGGTATGCAAATCACTGACGAAATGATAGAGACATTCGGTACACTTTACCGAATTTACCGGATGGAGTTAAGGCAATGCCAATAGCACCCGCAGTCGGAGCCGCATTGATTGGAGGAGCCACATCAATTGGCGGCGGCCTTATGGCAGCCCGCGCATCTAAAAAGGCGGGGCGTCGCCAAGAGCAGGCCGCGCGCGAGGGGCGTGATTTCCAAAAGGAAATGTTTGAGCGTCAGGCTGGCTATCAAGAGCCGTTTCGCCAAGCCGGCCTGACTGCGCAATCGGAACTTATGCGCCTGCTAGGTGTCGGCGGCGACGCTACCACCCCCGGGTATGGCAGTATGGCCAAGCAGTTTGGCATGGATCAGTTCCAGCAAGACCCCGGCTACGCCTTCCGCCAGTCGGAAGGTATGAAGGCGCTGGAGCGGTCGGCGGCTGCCCGCGGCAATCTGCTGTCCGGCAGCACCATGAAGGGCGTGCAGCGCTTCGGTCAGGACTTGGCCAGCCAAGAATATCAGAACGCGTTCAACCGCTATCAGGTCGAGCGCGCCGCACGGCTGAACCCGCTTCAGTCGCTTATGGGTTCCGGCCAGTCGGCCGCCAACGTGATGACTGGCGCTGCCGGCAATCTCGGTCAGGGTGTGTCAAACGCTGAACTGGCCGCTGGTCAGGCCCGCGCGTCTGGCTACGTTGGTCAGGCGAACGCGCTGGCCGGTGCATTGCAGGGTATCGGCCAAGCGGCAACAGACTTCCCGCTGTATCAGGCGCAAATTGGCGCGCTTAACCGTTTGGGTCTCGACAGCGGTGACATCGTACAGAAGAACCCCGGAACAGGTATAGGCGTTCTTAAACCGAAAAAACAGTCTGTGTGGGGTGTTGGATAATGGCTAATCAGATGGTAGCGCTTCAAGCCCGTGCGCCGCAAAGTTCTGTCCTCGGCCCGTCGATCCAGCGCGGCGCGCAGATGGTAAATATGATGCAGCAGCAACGCGCGGCGGAACGTCAGGCGGCGCAGGCGCAGCAGACGTTGGATATTCAGGCGGCGCAGGAAGCACGCGCGGCGCAGACGCAAACAGCGAATATGCGTAAAGAAGATTTGGCTTTTCAAGAAAGCGAAATGAAACGTCTTCGCAGAATTGGTGTGGCTATTTTAGAGACTGAAGACCCAGCCGTACGCGAAGCCGCATATCAAAATTTATTGGGCCTTATAGAAAAGACAGACCAGCAACTCGGCGCCACGATGCGTCAAGTCGCGGGTACGTTCAACGCGCCAGTGTTACGATCTGTAATCATGGAAGTTGACAACTATTTTAACAAAAAATACCCAACGCCAACAACCGAAACTGTTTTTGGCCCTAACAATGAAATTTTAGAGGCGACTAGAGGGGGTCTGCCGGGCGTTGCCGGCGTAAGACCCTTGATTAATATGCCTGCGCGGGGCGCTCCCGCGCCGTCTGAAACATACTCCCCGCCCGCGCCGCAGGGCCGAGGTATGGAAGGTCCGCCTATGGTAGAGCCTACCTTCCGAGGCGAAAACCCACCCCTAAGCCCCTATCAACAAGAACATTTGGAACGGCTGAAGGCCGAATTAGGCATGACCGATACGCCAGCGTCCTTTACGCGTGGCAGTATGGGCGCGACTAACGCCGTGCAGATGACGCCCGACATGGCGCAGACTATATACGACAGCGCCGTTTCAACGGGCGTCATGGCGCAGGTCGATTTTGACCAGCTTTTAGCAATGGCCCCGCCTCAGAACCGTCAGGCGTTTGTGGATATGCTCCAGCGAGAAAACATCACGCTGGAACCGAACGCACCGTCACTAGCTGCTAGCGGCGGCCAGACGCCGCAGCCGGAGTTTGCCGTTATGCGCGGCCCCGCACCGCAATCACGGACCGCCGATCTTGGTGGCGCTCCTATGCAACAGACGCTGGCGCAAACAAACGTAATCGGCCAGCAGGCTTATGGCCGCAGTGCTTCGCCGGTATCTCCCGCACCCGGCGTGTACGGCGTCCCCACGCAAGCTGTGGCAGAAAAGTCGCGCGCGACGCGCCCGTCGAAAGAAGAAGTATTTGAAACGGAGTTGGCAAAAATTCGCGCTCAACGCGCGGCCGGCCCCGCGCCGGTAACGTCGCAGCAGAGACAAGCACGTCGGACTGAAGTAGCGAACGCATACACCAAAACGCAGACGCTTTTGAACAAAGCGTACAATCCGAGAGAAGGTATTATTGCGCTTGCCAGTAAAATCAAAATGCTTTCGCCCGACCAAAAGGAAGCTATTACTGGTTTAAGCGGATACATCCCCTCATTTCGTGCAAGCAGTAAAGAAGCCGATACGCTTGTCGGCAACTTAAAGGGTGTCGTCACCGCGTTGGGTAAGGACGCCGCCGCCGCTTCCGGCGCAATCGGGCCTATGGCCGTACAAGAATGGAAAATCGTCGCCGACACGATTGCCAAACTTGATCTTGAAGGTATGACGCCGCGCGCGCTTGACGCTCAAATGGATCGTATCATCGAACAAGTCCGCAGTGCAACCAATCTTGCTCAACAGGTGTACGACGTTCAGTACGGTGAGGATATTAAAGAATACCCTGCGTTTAAGCTAAGAATGGGTTCACCCCCCAAAACAAAAACGCCTGTAGCTAAAGGCGGCAGCAGGATTTCGCCTGACATCGAAAAAATATTGAAGAGCCAAGGCATATGAGCAGGACGGATTTACAGCGTCTGGAAGCCGGCATCCGCCAAGCGAACGCGAAAGGCGACGTCAAGACGGTGCGCGTTCTTGGCGCGGAACTGCGGCGTATCCAACAGACACCGCCGCCGCCAAAGAAAGCACCGCCTAAGCGTACGTTGCTTGGGGCTGCTGCCGAAGCTATACCTAACATCCCCTCTAGTGCTGCTGAGTTTGCAACTGGGTTTTACGAAGCTGTCACTAGCCCTATTCAAACCGCAGGCACGCTTCTCGACATTGCGGCAGGCGGTTTGCAGACGGGGGCGAAAAAAGCGCTGCCGAAAGGCGTGTATAATTTCATCCAGAGTTTAGATGCTGACCCGAAAGCGGCGCAACGAGCCATGCGTGCGGCTAAACAGTTTGGCGGACAGATGGCTGCCCGTTACGGTTCGTATGACGCCTTTAAAAATACGCTGGCGACTGACCCGGTAGGTTTTACGGCGGATATGTCGACGTTGCTGTCGGGCGGCGCTGGCGCTGTCCGCCAAGGTGGTAGAGCAGTGTCAAAGGTCGCGCCTAAAGTCGCGGCGAAAACCACGCGTGTAGCTAACGCCATGACGCGTGCAGCCGAAGCTACTAACCCCGTAAATGTGCTGCGGCCTGTTGGCCGTACCGCAGTGAAAATCGCGGAGCGCACACCGCTTAAAATCGCTAATGTTATGGCGCCTAAGTCGGCGGCGTATATGGAAGCTGCCGAAGGCCGCCCAAATGAACTCATCGCCCAGCTTCGCGCACCCAGTGAAATTGTGCCGGGGAGCAGACCGACGGCCGCGCAACAAGCATCACCTTTAGGTCTCACCAAGTTTTCTGCTATGGGTGCAGCCAGTGCCAAAGGACTGCCCTCTGAATATTTGGTCCGTGCTGGCGAGAACGAAGCCGCGCGCGCTGGCGCTCTACGCGGCGTAGCAGGCACGCCTGCCGACATCGACGCAGCGATTGCTGCGCGTTCAGCCGCAGTGGACCCGCTGTACACGGCGGCCGAAGCTAGGCGGTTCCGCGCTGATCCGCAGCTTATGCAAATGGCCGATGACCCGTACATCAAGCAGGCAATGCCAGATGCTGCGCGGCTTTCTGCGTCGCAAGGTGTGACGTTCGATAACAACCCGACACGGTATATCCATAACGTTAAAATTTCTCTGGACAAAATGCTTACGAAAACTGGCGAGACTGCGCTGGCGTCGACGGAGCGCGCGCAAGTCGCGAAAGTAAAGGCGCGGCTGCTGAACTGGCTGGAGACGAAGGCACCCGAATACAAAGCTGCACGCGAAACATTTGCCGCTAAGTCTGCGCCGATTAACCAGATGGAAGTTGGTCAGTATCTTGAAGGTAAGCTGGGAACCCCGTTGGATATAGGCGAACGCGCCAACGTATTCGCTGCCGCTGTTAAAGACGCGCCGGGTACGCTGCGCCGCGCGACTACCGGCGAAGCGCGGTTCAAAGCGCTGACGGATGTCCTGACGCCCGACCAAGTCCGCATCGTTAACTCTATACGCGATGACCTTGCGCGGGCTGCGGAGACTGAAGCGCAGGCCCGCAAAGGTGCAGCCGCCGCACCGCGCATCACTCAATTGGCGTCGCAGACTGAAGGTATGCCTGCGCTGCTAAACCGCGCCGCGACCATTGCAAATACGATATACAACCGTCTTCAGGGCCAAATTGACCATAGATTAGCTATCGAAATTGCGACAGAAATGCTCGACCCGAAAATAGCCGCAGCGGCCGTGGAAAAAGCAGCGGTGCGGGAATATCTAGCGAAGTTAGCAGGACGCGCTGGGGGTAAAGGCGTCCGCGCCGCAGGTAATGTCTTGGGTTCGGAGGCCGTTAAAATCGGTGCGCAGACGCAGAATATTATGACGCAGGCGGAAAACGAAAACGCCATGCGCCGCATATACGGCGGCTCATTCGGCTTTGACCCCAACACGCAGTCCGCCGTTTTGGAGCCATCGAACGAAGGGTTTACCGCCGGCTTCCCAGACATAGACCCCGACACCGGGGAACCGCTGATAGATGTCGGGTATGATGAGAACGGAAATCCGTATCCCATCTACGGTCGAGTGACACGTTAACTTCAGGAAAGACTAGCAGTGACAAGTATTGACCAGACCGAAGCGCGGTTGAACACACATGAGGAAGTTTGCACGCTGCGGTACGAGAGCATCTGCGCTCGGTTGAAACGGCTGGAGACGATAGGGCTGACTGTGGCTGGGGCTATCCTGCTACTGCTTATTAAGATCGCATTTCAGGTGGGTATATGAGCATCACGCTAGGCAGCCGTTCACTCATGCGCCTCGAAGGCGTGCATCCCGATCTGGTGCGCGTCGTCAAGCGCGCGGCGGCCATGTCCGACCTCGACTTTACCGTGCTGGAAGGTCTGCGGACCGAGGCGCGGCAGCGCCAACTGATGCAGCAAGGCGCAACCAAGACGCTGAACTCACGACACCTGACCGGGCACGCTGTCGATCTGGCACCGATGCTTGACGGGAAAGTGTCATGGGACTGGCCGTTGTACCATCGACTAGCCAAGACTGTGAAGTCGGCAGCGGCCTTCGAGAAAGTCCCGCTCCAGTGGGGCGGCGACTGGCGAACTTTCAAGGACGGCCCGCACTGGGAACTGCCTTGGAAGCAATACCCGAAAGGAAAATGATATGGCTTTTGTTGATTGGCTTCTTAACCGCCTTAAAGAACCGAGTACCTACGCAGGCTTCTCCGCCTTAGCGCTGGCCCTCGGCCTGTCTGACGCACAGTGGGCGGCTGTCTCCACGGCGGTTGCTGGTCTGGCAGGTGTCGCCGCTGTGTTTCTTTCGGAAACTAAGCCTGAAGCATGATTAGGCTATTGTCGTCCTTGCTGTCGTTGCTTGACCGCCTGTGGGCGGCGTGGTCTGACAACAAGCTGCGGCAGCAGGGGCGGCAAGAAGCCATAAAGGAAATGAATGATGTCATCAATCGCCAGATCGAATTGGGTGAAGCTGCCGTCAATATTCCTGATCTTGAGCGCGACAAGCGCCTGCGTTCACGGTTCGACGACGCCGCCGGCAGTTAATTCCTACTGCGCGATTGCCAAGCCTATCCGGTACAACAGCACACAGGATAGCGCCGCGACAGTCGCGCAGATAGAAGCCCATAATTCTAAGTGGGTGTGTCTGTGCGAAGCAGACTGTCCCGCCAGCGCTGAAGATACCAGATAGCTTTACCTATCTCGATTGCCGTCACGTCTTTATGACCTGCACGGCTGATATACTTCATCGCGTTCCCGCGGCAGTAGCCGGCAAACTCTTTCGGTGACAGCTTGGCTTCGATGAACTCAATCGTCTCGATGCCGCCGACCTTGTAATGGTCGGGGTTGACTGGGTCGTTCGGAAACGAAAACTTTATCTCGCTCACTTCTTCATCTCCAACATCAGTTCCTTGCGCTCACGCATGGACCGCAGCTTGCACAGCCGCTGGTGCAGCCGACGGGCGATAGCCGTGCGCTTATACTTCTTCACCTCGTCGTCGAGCATCTGCTCCAACTCGGTCTCGCTGTACTTCGACAGGTCGACAGCCAGCTTATGCCATAACACTTTAGCCATTCTTCAATTCCTCCAACGCGACATCGGACACCGCGCGCTTGTCGTGCAGCGCCGCCCAGATGCGTTCATCAATAGTTTTTTCCGTCAGCATGACGTAAACCCAAACGTCGCGCGTCTGCCCACTGCGGTGCAGCCGTCCAACGGTTTGTTCGTATAACTCCAGCGACCACGGCAGCGACAAGAACACCATGTGGCAGCCGCCGTGCTGGAGGTTGAGGCCGTGACCGGCCGACTTGGGGTGGACCAGCAGCAACTCAATCTCGCCGCGGTTCCAGCGCTCGATGACGTTGTCGTCGTTCATCGTCTGCGCGTGCGGGAAGCGGCGCTTCAGTTCGGCCAACTCTTCCTGATAGGTGTAGGCGACGATGGTGTTCGCCCGCTGGTTCTCGGCCAGCAATTCTTCCAGCCGGTCGAACTTGTGGGTGCTGAACCAAATGGACGGCGTGCCAGCGTCGCGGTTGTACACGAAGCCGGACGCCATCTGTTGCAGTTTGGTCGTCACCGACGCGGCGTTCTGCGCGATGATCTGATCGCTGCCGAAACGCACCACATAATCGCGCTTCATCTTTTCGTATGGCGCACGGTCGTCCATGGCGACGCGCACTTCCGTGACGTGACAGGGTGGCAGCTTGTCCTTATACTCACCCGGCTCCAGCACGAACGTCGCCGGCTTAATCCGCGCCATCACTTGTTCGAGCGCGCTGGCGCCCGGCGTCCACTGGCCGAAGTCGCGGTTGATGCAGATGAAATACTGCTGAAGGAACGCGCCCTTCGACCGGCCGAGCAGCGACTGGTCGACGATCTTACACTGGCCGAAGACATCCTCAAGGCCGTTCGACGTGAACGATCCCGTCAGACCCCAGCGCACCTTGACGTTCGCCAGCAGCTTCTCCAGCGCCTTGAAGCGCTTGCCGCTGGGGTTCTTCAGCCGCGTCAGTTCGTCGAACACAATACCGTCGAAGCCCGACAAATCATCTAGCTTGTCGAGGTTGTCATAGTTAATGACCACCACACTGGCATCGCTCCGCACGGCAGCAGCCCGCTGCGCCGGAGACCCTACGGCCAGCGCCGGAGTGATGCCAGACCATTTGGGTGCTTCGACCGGCCACACGTCCGTGCAGACACGCTTAGGCGCGACGACCAGCCAGCGCTTGACGTGGCCGTCGTCGAGCATCGCCTGCATGGCTGTCAGGGTGATGGCCGTCTTGCCCGCGCCAACTGGCGCGAGGATCATGGCGCGGTCGTTCTCATAAAGAAAGTCCGCCGCCTGATGCTGGTAGGGTCTTAGCTGAAGCGTTTGCACCACTGGTCCACATCCTCACGCGACCACAAGCAGGCGTAGTGCTGCTTAGTAAACGCCATCTCGTCGGCGAATATCTCTTGCAGCGGTGACAGCCGACCGCCGGGCTTCTTTAGTTCCACGAACCACGCCTCACCGTTTGGCATACAGGCGATGCGGTCGGCGACGCCGCGCTGCGTCACGCTGCGGAACTTGTAGGCTAAACCGCCGAGCGCCTTCACGCGTCTGACGAAATACGTCTCTATCTCTTTTTCTGTCATGCGAAGGGGCTACTCCAAAATTTTTTCTATTTCAAGGCTTGCATCAAAAATTGTTGCGTGTATGCTGGCCGTCCAAACAGTAAAGTGAGGTAGTATGCAACATAGTAGGATAGTCGGCGGCTCGACCGCCAAGCGCGTCATCTCCTGCCCCGGCAGTGTCGCCCTAGTGGACCAGATGCCGCCGCAACCCAGCAGCAGCTACGCCGACGAAGGCACGCTCCTGCACGACGCGATTGCGAAGGTGCTGGAGACGGACTGCGATCCGTTCACGCTGGTCGGCACGAAGCTGAACGACAGCGTGTTGACCGAAGACCTGATCGAAAATAAGCTGATGGTCGCGCTGCGCGCACTGGACGAGATAGACCCTGAAGGGGATTTGATTTATCAGGTTGAAAGCCGAGTAGGCTTTGCCAACTACACGCCCGAAGTGTTCGGTTCTGCCGACTTAATAGGGAGTATCGGGCGTCGCGCTATCGTTTTAGATTGGAAGTTTGGCAACGGCGTTCCTGTTGAGGCGGAAGAGAACTACCAGTTAATGTTCTACGCGGCTGCCGCCATACGGACGCCAGCGACATCGTCGATATTCCATGATGTAGACGATATAGAGCTAATCATTGTGCAGCCGCCTAGCGTCAAGCGCTGGGTGACAACGCGCGAACGTATCTTCGCATTTGAAAGTGACTTGTTCCGCGCCATTAACACAGCTTTAAAACCGAACGCGCCGCTGGCGTCGGGCGACCATTGCCGATGGTGCGCAGCCAAGCCCATCTGCCCTGTGATGACGGGCGCTATCGACCGCATCACCAAGGCCAAGATCGAGGTGCTGCCGGTCGACCAGATCGCGCATTATCTGGATCAGGTGCCGCTGGTCGAAGCCTTCATCAAGGATTTGCAGCAGTTGGCGCACGGTCTGATCGAGGAAGGCAAAGCCGTCCCCGGATGGAAGCTGGTCAACAAGCGCGCCACAAGGCAGTGGATAGACGAGGATAAGGCCGTTGCCTTCCTGTCGGGTGTCGGCGTAGAAGCATGGGGCGAACCCAAG